CCAAGTGTGGCGCACATCGCATTGACTCCCAACTCGGCCTCGAACGGACGCCCGAGGAATACGTCGCCAAGATGGTCGAGGTGTTCCGCGAAGTCCGGCGGGTGCTGAGGAAGGATGGGAGTCTGTGGCTCAATTTTGGGGATTCGTATTCGTCTCACGATCCCGGCGGGCGACGTGATGGAGAGTTCCTAAATCCTGGCGGGCGAGTATCACGCAAAGAATCCGCATCGGCCAGCGCCACAAGAAACAGGGCGGGGAACTACAGGCCCGGCGGCCTCAAGCCCAAAGACCTCGTAGGAATCCCCTGGCGCGTGGCCTTCGCCCTCCAGGCCGACGGGTGGTATCTCCGGTCGGACATAATTTGGAGCAAGTCCAATCCCATGCCGGAGAGCGTGACGGACAGGCCGACCAAAAGCCATGAATACGTTTTCCTGATGTCTAGGGCGGCCAAGTATTTCTATGACGCGGAGGCGATAAAGGAACCTATGGCCGATGCTTCGGCGGCGAGATATGACTACTCATTCGGGGGAGCAAAGAACGAACACCTCAAGGCAACCGATAAGCCGACGGCTGTTGTGGGGATGAGAAAGCTGACGAATGACCGCAACCGTCGCTCTGTCTGGACTATAACCACCAAGCCGTTCAAGGGGGCGCACTTCGCCACGTTCCCGCCGGACCTCATCGAGCCGATGATAAAGGCCGGGTGTCCGAAAGGGGGAACGGTCCTTGACCCCTTCTTCGGGGCCGGGACAACCGGCCTCGTCGCCCTCCGGCTTGGCCGGGACTTCATCGGAATTGATCTCAACCCGGAATACTGCGAGATGGCCCGCAAGAGAATATACGGGGATATTGTGACGGAGACCGCCGTACCATGAAAATTGGCTTGTTCAGGGACGAATGCCTGATTGTCGGCTCTTGCGGAGTCAAAGACCCCGGATGCGAGGTCGTCGTCGACGTCCCCGCGCCCGTTCAACGCGAAATAAAACAGCTTGAGAAAGTCTTTTGGTCGCTTCAAAAGACGCTCCAAGCCATGTATGAAAGGGGAAAAAATGGAACCATTCAGGTGTGAGTTTCCTGGCCGGGCGTTCACCCTCTACCCGCTCGGCGATTGGCACGTCGGCTCCCGCCAATGCGACGAGAGCTTCATCCGCCAAGTCGTCGACGAGATCCGCCGCCGCCCGGACGCCAGATGGGTCGGCATGGGCGATTTCATGGAAAATGCCATCGTCGGCTCGAAGTCGGATGTCTACACCCAAGTCGTCCCGCCGAAAACCCAGATGGACTACATCGTCGACATTCTCGAACCCATCCGGGAAAAGGGCCTGTTCATCATCGCCGGAAACCACGAACAGCGGACCATGCGGATGGCCGGGATTCAACCGGAGGCATACATCGCCACGCGGCTCGACCTCCCGTTTACGGGGTTTTCCTGCTACGCGAGATTCGCCCTCAAGGACTCCCACAACAGCGCGAACCGATATTTCACGGCGTATTTCCATCACAACTACGGGGGCGGATACTCGATGGGCGGCAAAATAAACCGGGCCGAACAACTCCGGCTCATCGTCCCGACAGCCGACGCCATCTTCTCCGGCCATTTCCACACCACATCGAGGACGCCCGTCACGTGGTATGAACTCGGGGAGACCAAGATCATCGAGAAGCGCGGTGTGGACTACATCACCGGCTCGGCCCTGGATTGGCCGGAATCATACGCCGAGGAACGGGCCAGACGCCCCGCCGTCAAGGAACATATCACCGTGGAGTTTGTCGCCGGGAAAACCGGAAGCTATGACTCGCGGCAACAGAATTACGGAATCATCGCCAAAAAACAAACACCCCCCAAAAAATAATTTCCTTTGCTTTCAGCAACTTATAAAATATCGCTTGACAACGGGAAATTATATGCTATAATCGGCATATAAGAGAAACGGCATATATGGACGCCACATATCGTCTGTTCTGCCAAAAATGCGGGTCGAACCTTACGTTCATGACCAACGGCGGAGGCGTTACCTCCTGGGCAGACAGGATGTTGCGGTGCCCGTATTGCTCGTGGAATAACGAGGTCTACCGATGCCATATAAAGTCTCTGATTCAAAGGTACTTCACAAAAAAGACGGCCGATGGGTCACCAAGCAGACCTGCCGAAGCCCCGAGGCCGCAAGACGCGCCATGAGACTGCTTAATGCCCTGGACCACGGCTATGAGCCGTCAAAGCCCAGGAAATACGTGGAAAGCTGAAATGCCAAGACGCAAAAAGTCGGTCCCTGAAACCCCGGATACATCCGAGGGCGCGGGGCGGATTGACCCTGACCCCAATCCCGAAACGCTCAAGACCGACATCCAGGGTTTCCGGGGCGGTTTGGATATTGGTCTGGCCCGTGTCCTCCCTTCGGGCCAGACCCTCGAAAGCGAGCTTGGGTCATTCATAGACGAGGTGCTTTCGGCGGAACTCAAGAACCAGGAAACCCTGATCAAAAACATCCGCCGGGCCGAACGTCAATACGCCGGGAAAAAGCGGCCGAAGTCTTTCCCCTGGACCGGTTGCTCCAACCTGGCGATCCCCGAAACCCGAAAAAATATCGACACCTTCCTGGTCCGGGTCTTTGACGCCATCTTCAACCGGCGCAAGTTCTTTCTCCTCAAGGCCCTCAAACCCGAACTCCACGACACCGTCCGCAAACTCGAAGATGCCCTCGATTGGTATCTCCGCCATGTCATCGAGTTCAAAAAGAAAATCCTTTCGCCCCTCATGCAGAGCCTCAAGAGCGGGACCGGCGTCCTTCATGTGACCTGGGAGAGCAAAAAGCGGACGGTATACCGCTATGCCACCTCAGAAGAGACCGAAAACACGGAAATTGTGAAATATCGGGCCGCCGAAGGCGACAAAATCGTGAAAGAGGTCCAAACCCTCTACGAAGGACCGCAACTTTTCCCCGTCTCCCGCGAGGATTTCATCATATCCTCCGACTCCGAGTCCGTCCAAGACGCCCTGTTGGTCGGTTTTCGGAAATACTACCGGGAGTCCGAAATTCGGCTGAAGGAGCGGCAGGGGCTTTTCCGCAAGGGGTCGGCCGAAAAGATGACCGCCGGGAGATACGACGACGTCAAGGAGGGCCGGGCCGAAAATCAAGGCAAGGAACTCCGGCCTCCGGCTGTCGCCGAACCATTCGAGGTCTGGACCCTCTGGACAAACTACGACGTCGACGGGGACGGGGAGACGGACTCCATCGTCGTGAACTATCACCGGCCGAGCGGACTTATCCTCCGGGCCATCTACAACCCCGTGTTCACGAACACGCGCCCGTTCGTCCCCCTGGTCGGGAACCCCGTCGAGTTCTCGTTCGACGGCTCCGGCCTCTGTGACGTCATGTATCACATCCAAGAGGCCATCGACGCCGTCGCCAACCAGAGAATCGACCGGGGAACGCTCCTGAACACGGTGGTCGCGCTGATTCGCGCCGGAGTCGGCCGCGACATGGCGAATTTCAAGTTCCAGCCCGGCAAAACCTATGAGGTCGAGGAGGGGAGCCTGGACGAGGCGTTCAAGATCATCCCCGTCCCGCCCGTCCCCCCGTCCGCCTTCCAAGAGGAGGCGAACCTCCGGCAGATGGGCCGCGAACTCTGCGGCAACACGCCCGAGGTCATGGGATTCTCGTCGGCCGACCGGCCCGTTTTCAAGGAAACGATGGCCCGGCTCGAAGAGGTCAACAAGAAATTCAAGGCGTTCATCGACTTCATCCGGGACGGCCTCGTCGAGACGGTCTATGAAATTTTGGAGCTTTATTCGCAGTATCAGCCCGTCTTGAACTACAAGACGATGGAGGATGCGAAGTGGGTGGAGCAGACGATTTCCATTCCAGCTATGTCCATCCGGGACGGGATCGCCATCGAGCTTTCGGCCGCCTCGGAGGTCTTGAGCCAGGACGCCCGGCGCGAAATCTGGATGAACGTATTCATGCTGATACGGCAGTTCCAGACGGACATGGGCGGGATGGCCCAGATGCTGACGAGTCCGCAAGTGCCGAGCGAGATGAAGAAGGTGGTCGTTGAAGCCAACCGCATCGGCGTCGAGGTGATGAAGAACATCTTGCTGGACTTCGGTTTGCCGAACGCCGAGAAATTGGTGCTGGATTTGGGTAAAACGGTGGACATGAACAAGGCGATGATGATGTCGGCGGACATGATGCCGCCGCGCCCGCCGCAGGGTCCGGGCGGTCCACCGCAAGGCGGTCCACCGCAGGGTGGTCCTCCACAGGGCGGTCCCGGCGGGCCGCCGCCGCCAAGTGGTCCGCCTCGCGGGGTGCCCCCCCCTCCGATGGGAGGCCCCCGTGGATAATCTCGCCCGAACCCTGAAGGCCGAATACGACGACATCAGAAAGAAGGGTCTTTGGGGAAGATACGCCGAGGAGTTGCGCCGCGCCAAGGAATGGTACGAGTCGGAGCTTCGGACAAACCGGAAAATCGGGGAACCCATCACTCGCGGCGAACATTGGCAGGAAGTTTTGAGGCGGCTGGCCCTGATTATGGACCTGCCGGAAAAGATCATCAACGATGCCGTCAAGGCGTCGGATGAAAATAGCGGGACACCCGCCTAGCGCGGCCCGCCAAATTAGGAGGCCCAAGTGGCTGACGAACTTACCGGACAAGTAGCGGACACCCCCATCCCCGGGGCCGCGAATGAGCCGGAAACCCCCGCGACCGACGGGGGCGTGGACACTCTGCCGCCGGAGTATTCCGGGAAATCAACGGCAGACCTCGCCAAAATCCTGAAGGACAAGCAGGGATTCATCGAAAAGCAGGCCGAGGAGATTGGGGAACTCCGACGCCTACGGGAAGAGGTCTCTTATCTCAAGGGGGCCATCGAGTCGCGGCAGTACGAACGCGGGATGGAGGTCGGACAACCGGAGAAGCCGGAAGAGTTCGAGTTCGATTTTACGCGGCCCAAGGAATCCGTCGAACGGCTATTGGACGCCCGCCTGGCGCAAGAGCGGAAAGCTCTTGAGAACCGCGAGCGGGCGCGAAACGCTTGGGAGTCCCAGGCGGCCTTCGAGCGGGGAAAGCGGACGGCGTATGAAAAGGACCCGGCACTCTACCGGGGCATCGAGCGGGACATCGAGACGGCGTTGTTCAACGCCTGGAAGGCCGGGGCGGCGACGAAGGAGACCCTGGAGAACCCGAAAACGTGGCGGACGGCCGCCATCTACCTTCGGGACGAAAGGGGCGAACTCGACGGCGTCATCGGACGGCGTCCCGTGACTCCGGCGACAACCGAGCGGCCATCCGCCGTGAAGCCGAGAGACGAAGATGAGGTCGCCTGGGATGAGAGAGACCGCCGCGAAATGGCGCGGTGGGGGATCGGAGAGAAAGAGGCGTTAGAGGGGTTGAAGCGCGGCGTCCAAATGCGGGAAGAAGGGGCACTTAAATGAACCTGATGTTTGTCCAAACGCACACCGTTGATTTGCGCAGAAGCCGATGGGATGAGACGTCAAGCGACCCCGACAAGGGCGTTTTCAACTTCATGGAGAAGCACTACGTCCCGACGCGGCCGACCGGAGTCAAGCGGGAACATCACCTGACCTGGACGAGATATGACCCGACCAACGGGTATCGGGAGCTTTCGATGGCGCGGGCGAACGGGTATAGCCCGGTCCTTCCGTCTCAAAAGCTGTACTTTCCCGAAGGGGCGTTCATCAACGCCGCCGGGTATTGGCAGTTCGGGGACTTGATTCTGACGGCTTGTCCGAGGGAGCTTTACCTGGAGCGTCGGCGGGATGCGGTCGAGCAGGGCGCGGCCGGGAAAGACGCGGCCGCCAAACAGTTCGAGGCCACGGCCGCCGCCGCCGGCGCGGGGTTGGAACGACTTTGACGAAACGCCTCTTGGATTGAATTTTATCCAGGAGGGATAAATGCCTTCAGTCACCCCATACACGGGGTTAGCGCATCAGATTATTCCTGCCCAGGAGGGGGCCACGGCCGGGTCGTTCGAAAAGGACGACCTGGTCAAGACGGACTCCGCCGGGCAAGTGGTTCTGGCGACGGCCGGGAAAATCTACGGGATTGCCCAGGCCGACGCCACGGG